ATACTAGGTAAGTCTTTCCCTGTTAAGTCACTACCTAGTGCTACAGTATCAGAAAGGTTTATCAAGAAGAACTACGAGTACTTAAACTCATTCAAAGAAATTGTGTACGCTGGTGAGCAAGACACTGCAGGTAAAGCAGCAGCAGAAAAACTATATGAGATATTTCCTGACAAGTTCTACTACGTCGCTATGTCCAAGCATAAGGATGCCAATGAGTTCTTAATGGCAGGTGATAGTGATGCCCTCATGTGGGCAGCGCGTAAGCCTCAAAGGTTTAGCCCCGATAACTTCTACATGGGCGATGACGACATTCAAGAAACCATCCTTAGGGAAAACCCATACTCGTATGTACCTACAGGTCACAGCGGTCTCGACAATAAGATAAGGGGTCTAGTCAAAGGTGGTCTTACCTTTGTGAAAGCTCCTAGAGGCGGTGGTAAAACAGAGATGGTTCGTTTCTTTGAGTGTGGTCTTCTGCAAGACCCTGACGTTAAGATTGGGCTAATGCACATGGAAGAGATGCGCTCGACTACTTATCGGGCTATGGCTACCTACGGTCTCAAAAAGAATGTACGTACAAAAGAGGATGCAGCAGCATCTAACGTTTCAGAGGATGCCGTCATTGCTGCCGCACAGAAAATGGCAGATGATCGTACAGTTGTCTTTGAACTAAGATCACATGACGATCCCATGAAACTACTGGACTATGTTCGTATGGCTGCTACAGTGTACGGCGTTGACTATGTATTCATCGATCACGTACAACGACTTGCCTACTTATCTCAAGGTGGCGCTGATGGTGCTACTTCTCTCCTGACAGCTATTGGGTCACGTATGGCTCAGTTGGCTAAGGAGCTAGACATAGGTGTAATCTTTATCTCACAAGTCAATGACGATGGGCGCACAAAGTATGCAGGTTCTCTTGAGGAAGAAGCTATCATATGTCTTAAACTAGAACGTGATGTAGAGAGTGACAGTGAAGACGACAGAAATACTACAACCTTTATCGTAGATAAAAACAGACCCTTCAGTAAGTTGGGTAACGCTGGTTCTATCTACTACGATCCACAAACAACTGTACTTGAAGAGGTTGCCTTCGATGTGTAATGATTATGATGATGATGACTTCGAACTTGACACGCCTACAATAGAGAGTGATTGGATTGAGCTAGGGTCTTCTGAGATGGACATATATGACTTTGACGACAAGTTAGAGATTTACTTATCTGAAATTGATACTCAGATTAAGAAAACTCAAGATGAACTCGTCCAAGCCTTGACTAATCAAGAAGACCCTGATAGAATAGAAAGGTTAGAGGATGAGTTATCACTGCTTATCATTGACTATCAACGCTTTGGAGTATAGGGAACATAATGCGATTAGCTTTCTGCGATATAGAAACAAATGCTCTTGAGCACCCCGACAAGTGTTGGTTAGTGGGTGGAAAGATGCTAGACACAGGAGAGGTGTTTAAGTTTGAGAATATACATGAAGATCCTGTAGCGCGAAAAGAAGCTACGGAATGGCACCTATCACTAGACAAGATGGTAGGTCACAACTTCATACAATACGATTTACCTCTTCTAAATAAGTTCTTAGACGCTAAACTAGACCCATACAAGGTACTAGATACTTTAATAATATCTAGAACAGTTGACTACGATATCCCACCACCTGTAGGTGGTAAGGGTCCACACAGTCTCAAGAGTTGGGGGTTACGTCTGGGAGTACACAAGGGAGACTACACTGACTTTGAAAACTTTAACAATGAAATGGTTGAGTACTGGTACGGAGACCTAGACACTACTGAGGCTTTGTTCAAGCACTTCTCAGACGTGATCTACGATCCTCAATGGTCTAAAGCTCTAAGAGCTGAACACGATCTCCAAATTGAATTAGTTCGTACTAAGTTTCATGGCTTTAGCTTTAATTACCAGATGGCTCAAAGTGTTCTTGACAGTATCATAAAGGAGAAGAGTGCTCTAGAAGATCAATTCCAAAAAGACTTTCCACCTAAACTACAAAAAGTTCACACACTCAAGTATAAGGAGAAAAATGATGGTGAGCCTTACTCAAAGGTGCTTGAAGCAAAAGAAAAGTATGTTGCAACAAGTAGACTGGGTGATGACTTACTTTGTTATGACTTCGTTTCGTTTAACCCAGGTGCTTCCAAGGATAGAGTTGATGCTCTTTGGGATGCAGGTTGGGCTCCTTTTGATCGCACAAAAACTCACCTAAAGTTTCTTAGACTAAAAGTAGGGGATCCATACGGCAAGAAAATAGTAAAGATGGATCAAGAGTTCTACGACACTAAGTTGAAGAACCTAGAGAGATACGGTTATACTGTGTCAGAGGACAACCTAAACACTTTACCTGCAGATGCACCGTCAGGTGCTACTGGGCTAGCTCAATGGCTAACACTAGAGGGCAGAAGAAGTTCTCTTGTGGAGTGGATAAACCAAGTCTGTAGTGATGGGCGTATCCACGGTACCATCAACAACATAGGAGCATGGACAGGTAGGTGTGCACACAATGCACCTAACACAGCTAACATACCATCAGCATTTCACGGTACTCCAAATACAGCAGTTCAAAAAGTAAAGTCTAAGTATGATCACCATCTACGTACTTGTTGGGACGTTCCTGACGGCAGCTACCTTGTTGGTTGTGACGCAGATGGTATTCAACTTAGGGTTCTTGCTGACTATCTTTGGCGTCACTTTGATGCTGAGATGTATGCCAAGGCTATCATGGAAGGTAAGAAGGAAGATGAAACTGATATCCACAATATGAACAAGAAAGCTTTAGCTGTACCTAACGGCACTAGGGACATGGCTAAAACCTTTATATATGCTTGGCTGCTAGGCGCTGGCGTTGCAAAGACTGCAAGTATCCTTGGTGTGAATCAAAAGGAAGCAGCTGATGCACGTACTAGGTTTGAGCAAAGCATTGATGGACTAGCAGCACTCAAACGAAGAATGATACCGTACATAGCAGAGAAAGGATTCTTCAAGGGTTATGATGGTAGGCTAGTCAAAGTACCTAATGAACACAAGACACTAGCGGGTATCTTACAGTCGGGCGAGTCTGTTCTTATGAAACATACTCTAATCAATTTCCACAAGAAGGCAAGAGATCAGGGTATTGACTTCAAGATGGTAGGGTTCATCCATGATGAATACCAGATTGAAGTGAAGGGTAGCTATGAGGATGCTAAACTTATGGGCGAACTCGTAGCTACAACTATGGCTGAAACAGGTGTTGACTTGGGGTTTAAGATTCCTACACCAGGCTCCTATGATATAGGTAAAAACTGGCTTGACACACACTAATTTGTGTGTTAAACTTATAGACATAATTCAAATAGCTATAAGGAGAAAAGTATGGCTACTAAAACTATTGAACTTCACGGTATCCTTGAATGGGCAAAGCTCTTTGAGGGTAACAGAGATAATGGAGAATACGATGTAGAGACAGACGGTGCAACAACAGTTGATATTATCATGGATGCTGATGCGCTCAAAGTTATGAAGGAAGCTGGTGTACGTAAACAAGAAAAACCAGACCTTGAAGGCAGAGGCGCACGAGTTAAGTTCAAGCGTCCTTGGAAGGATAAGTTTGACCGAACATGGGCAGCAGGACCACCTAAAGTCTATGCACCTGATGGATCTCCTTGGACTCCAGAGGATGGTCTAATTGGTAATGGTTCTATTGGAGTTGTTTATGTAGACGTGTACGACACAAAGATGGGAAAGGGATCACGTTTAGCAGGAGTACAGGTTATTGATCATGTATCCTTTGAGGGTGATTCAGATCGTGGATCTGGGTTATCTCCTAAAGACTACACTCAAACTCAGGTGGCTCCAGAACCTACAGCCCCTACGAAAGAGTCACCAGGTGACGTACCTTTCTAGAACCAAGCAGTACGGGTAGGAGCGTTAAATATCCTCGCGGAGGGCCAACGGTTAGCCCTCCTTTTTTATATGAGATAGGAGAATAGTATGACAAAGACTATTGATACTCTAGTAGAGGACATGGAGCAAGTTCTGTATGGCCTCAAAGGGTGGGACAAAGCTATCAGTCAAGGTATCGGTGATAACATTGCAAGTATGGCTACGTCTAGGTTTAAAGAACCACAAAAAGCGCGTAATTACCTTTCAATGTCGTCCATTGGATCTCCATGTAAGCGTAAGCTATGGTACAAGGTTAATCAAAGTAAATTAGCAGAACCACTACAATCAAACGCCCTGCTCAAGTTTTTCTATGGTGATATGATAGAAGAGCTTGCTTTAGGTATTGCACAGCAAGCAGGTCATAAAGTCGAAGGTCAGCAAGACCGAATGTCTGCCCACGGTATAAAGGGTAGCCGCGACTGCGTTATTGATGGTATAACTGTTGACGTTAAGTCTGCTTCTCCTTATTCTTTTAAAAAGTTTAAAGAGGGTAACTTGCGTGAGCAAGATCCGTTTGGTTACATATCTCAGTTGTCTTCGTATGTGTACGCAGCCAAAGATGACCCACTTGTGACAAATAAGACACACGGTGCCTTCTTAGTTATTGACAAAGTTAATGGTCACATCTGCTTAGATACCTATGACTTCACTGATGAGCTAAAGACTAAGCCTCAAGAGATTGAAGACATAAAGAAGATGGCAGCTAACAAAGTTCCACCAGAGCGTCAGTTCAAAGATGAACCCATGAGCAAGACATCTCCTAATAAAAAGCTAAGGATGGAGTGTTCATACTGCGAGTTCAAGAAACCATGTTGGCCTGGTCTAAAGAAGTTTATATATTCTCATGGCCCAGTCTACCTGACTGACGTTAAGAAACCTTTGAAGGTTGAAGAAGTGGAGAACTTCTGATGGCAATCAAAGCGAGGTTTAAGGGGATACAAGCAGGTTATCGATCAGGTCTAGAAGAAAAGACAGCAGAGTATCTTAAAAACTTAGGTGTTTCTTTTACGTATGAGGAAGAAAAGATAAAGTGGTTAGACAGTAAGATCAGGACTTATACCCCAGACTTTGTACTAAGCAACGGTATCATAATAGAGACAAAGGGAAGATTTGTATCAACAGACAGAAGAAAGCATAAGGAGATAAAGTCACAGTATCCTTCTAAGGATATACGCTTTGTGTTTAATAATTCAAGGGCTAAACTTTACAAAGGAGCTACTAGCTCATATGCAGATTGGTGTACTAAGAATGGATTTCTATACGCTGATAAAGTTATACCTGAGGACTGGATCAAGGAACCTAACAAATGTTAATAAGTAACCACAGTAAAGAGCGCACTGCTATCGTATTCTCGTGTGCACACGCAAACTCAACAGCTAGTAACGAAAGGTTTGATTGGCTAGGTGGTCTAATCTATGACTTAAAACCAGACTATGTTGTTGACCTTGGGGATGGGGCTGACATGAAGTCACTCAACTCCTATGATACTCGCAAGCCTGAGTCTATTGTCTCTCAAAACTATGAAGTAGACATTGATTCTTACAATGAGTCTCAAGACCTTCTACGTTATCGATTTAAGAAACAAAGACGAAAGCGCCCAACTTGGTATGGCTTTGAAGGTAATCACGAGAATAGAATAAAGACAGCTATCTCACATGACCCTAGACTAGAAGGAGACAAGTATGGGATCTCATTCTCGCACCTCAACACTAAAAGATGGTTTGATGAATATCACGAGTACATTGACGGAGCACCAGCCATCTACAGCTACGACGGTGTGGACTATGCTCACTATGTGGGCGCTGGTAACTTTGGCAGGGCCATTAGTGGTGTTCACCATGCTTACGCTCTCATACAAAAGCGGTATCGCTCTTGCAGTGTTGGTCACAGTCATAAACGTGATATGTACTTTAAAGATGACGTTGGTTCTGGCGGGGCTATTGGGGCAGTTGTCGGATGCTTCAAAGGAGATTCAGAGGCTTGGGCAGGACAGGCTAACAAAGAGTGGTGGAAAGGGGTTCTCATTAAGAGAAACATATGCGACGGTAGGTACGAACCTCAATGGGTATCGCTTGATACACTTAGACGGGAGTACGGATCCTGAGATTGAATCAAAACTTAGAGGTGACACCTAGTCACCTTTTTTCATCTTGACTTAAAACACATAATGTGGTAAAACTGGAGTTTCCGATAATGGAGTATGAAGTATCAATTAGAGTAAAAGTAGACCCTGACTACTTCTACATGGAAGTCGATGCAGCTGATCGCCAAGCTACTATTGCCGATCAAGTTAAGAATATACTGTACGACATAGAAGACATTAAGATTAAAAACATAACAGCAGAGGAATTAGAATAATGATTAGCCAAGATGATATAGATGCCTTTGCGGATCAACAGCAAGACAAGACTGTAGAGAACCTAAACGAGTACCAAAGAAAAGCAGTAGGTTTTGCTGTGTACCCCTCTACTCACAAGATTTTGTACCCAACGCTAGGCTTGTGTGGGGAAGCAGGAGAGGTAGCTGAGAAGGTTAAGAAGCAGATTAGGGACGGTGTTTTTAACAGACACGATGTAGCTAAAGAACTGGGGGATGTTTTGTGGTACTTAGCCAATACAGCTAATGACCTTGGCTACACCCTTGAGGACATTGCTAAACTAAATATAGACAAGTTAACTGGACGCAAAGACCGCAACGTAATTAAAGGATCAGGAGATAACAGATGAAGGCTAGGTGGGTCAACAATATATTTGTACGATTTATGCGATACTGTGTTATGTGGTCAGAGCATAGGGCAGCAATCAAGACACTTAATAAACTAACAGACGCAGAGCTAAAAGACATTGGACTAACACGAGGCGATATTGATCGCATGGTTTGGCTAGAAGAAGATAAGAAAGAACGAGGTAATAACCTATGAGTAACTCACTACCAACAGACTACCAATCTTTTATTCATAAGTCACGTTATGCTAAGTACTACGAAGGTACTGGGCGTGAATCATGGGACGACACTGTTACACGTTTTTCAGATAATATCATAGGAGACATGGTTGATTCCGACACTAAGTACAAACTAGAGCAAGCCATTCTAGGACTTGAGGTAATGCCCTCTATGCGTTCTCTGATGACTGCTGGCCCAGCTGCTGACCGAGACAACACTTGTATGTATAACTGTAGCTACTTAGCCGTAGATGACCTTAAATCCTTCGATGAGGCTATGTTTATCTTGCTCTGTGGTACTGGCGTCGGGTTCTCCGTTGAGAGGCAATTCGTCAGTAAGCTCCCTGAGGTTCCTAAGTTGTTGTTCGACAGTGAGACTAACATCGTTGTTAAGGATAGTAAAGAGGGTTGGGCTAAGTCTCTTCGTCAATTGATTGCACTCCTGTACAGTGGTGAAATCCCTACATGGGATGTATCTAAGGTTCGTCCAGCTGGCGCTCCACTCAAGACCTTTGGGGGCCGTGCCTCAGGTCCAGCGCC